ATGGTAAGTCGCAGCTCGTGTCGATATTTTACCCCGCTTGGTTTTTAGGGCGGAATCCTGATAAGAAAGTAATGATGGTGTCGCACACCACAGACTTGGCGGTGGATTTTGGACGTAAAGTCCGTAATTTGATCGCCTTAGACGACTATAAGTCCATATTCCCGGAGGTTTCTCTTGCGGTGGACAGTAAATCAGCGGGGAGATGGAATACAAACTTTGGAGGAGAGTATTTTGCGTGTGGTATTGGTTCTGCTTTGGCTGGGCGTGGCGCTGACCTATTGCTGGTCGACGACCCACACTCTGAACAAGATGTTATCAACGGGAACTTTTCTGTCTTTGAAAAAGCTTACGAGTGGTTTACCTTCGGTGCACGAACAAGGCTAATGCCCGGCGGGCGTGTAGCTATCGTGCAGACTAGATGGCATATGGACGACCTGACAGGGCGTGTAACCAACGATATGGTCAAGAATGAGATGGCCGATCAGTACGAAATCGTTGAGTTCCCAGCTATTTTAGACTCTGAGGACAAAGATGGTAAGCCAATACAGAAACCTTTGTGGCCGGAGTTCTTTGACCTCCCTGCGTTAGAACGAACCAAGGCTTCGATGCCTGCGTTCCAGTGGAACTCGCAGTATCAACAGCAGCCCACGTCCGAAGAAGCGTCGATTGTTAAGCGTGAATGGTGGAATATATGGGAAAATGACAACATGCCAAGCGTTGAGTACGTGATTATGTCCTTAGATGCGGCCGCAGAGAAGCATAATAGGGCCGATTACACCGCACTTACCACTTGGGGCGTGTTCTTTCACGAAGAATCAGGCTCACACAACATTATTTTACTTGATAGCATAAAAGAACGGCTAGAATTTCCCGAACTCAAAGAGTTGGCGATGGAAAACTACAGACATTGGGACCCTGATGCGTTCATTGTGGAGAAGAAAAGCTCTGGAGTTGCACTTTATCAAGAGATGAGACGCATGGGACTGCCCGTCACCGAGTATACACCCCACCGGGGGACTGGTGATAAGCTGGCAAGGCTCAACTCTGTATCAGATATTATATCTTCAGGCATGGTCTGGGTACCGGCGACACGCTGGGCGGACGAGCTTGTAGAAGAAGTGGCTGGGTTTCCGTTCATGTCGAACGATGACTTGGTCGATAGCACGGTCATGGCTCTCCTAAGATTCCGTCAGGGTGGATTTATCCGCTTACCTACGGATATGGAAGACGATGATTCGTATTTACATCGCAGGGCGGCGTATTATTGATGGGGATGACATACATGTACATGTGTAGTATGGCTGTCTACAGGACGTTGGTAGCGTCCGTGGGGACACTGCGCATCGGCTCTCCCTCGTTCGTTGTGTCTCCACCCTACGAAGATATCTTTCTATTTAGGTACTATATCTGCTATAGTGCCATCAAACGCACAGAGTGAGGCAAAAACATGGCAGTCGAAAAACCTATGGAACCTAGTGATATCCTTGAAACATCCGAGGAGTCTTTATCCCCCGATCTAACGGTCGTAGTAGAAGACCCCGAGGCTGTAGAAGTCGAAATGGACGATGGATCAGTTGTTATTGAGTTTGGAGACACTCCTGAAATGGACGAAGATGTCTCTCACGACTCTAACCTCGCCGAATACATTGAGGATGACGAACTAGAAGAAATAGCAAACGAACTGATAGAACATTTTTCATCTGATCGTGAGTCTCGTGGTGAGTGGGCTAGTGCCTATATTAAGGGTATGGACCTTTTAGGGATGAAAGTGGAGGAGCGTACGGAGCCGTGGAACGGTGCTTCTGGCGTGTACCACCCTATGATGACCGAGGCAGTGGTTAAATTCCAAGCACAAGCGATGGGGGAACTTCTTCCAGCATCAGGCCCAGTACGTAGTAAGATTGTAGGCAAAGTAACAACTGAGAAGTTTGAGCAGGCACAACGTGTCGAGACTGAACTTAACTACCTCATCACTGAGAAAATGCCCGACTATCGTGACGAAATGGAGCAGATGCTGTTTAAATTACCTATGGCGGGCTCTGCGTTCAAGAAAATATACTTCGATCCTATTACAGAACGTCCTGTATCCCAGTTTGTACCTGCAGAAGACCTCGTAGTGTCCTACGGTGCGTCTAACTTACGTACAGCCCCGCGGTTTACGCACGTTATGAAGAAGACACCTGAAGAAGTACTCAAGCTACAGGTTAACGGGTTCTATCGTGATGTTGAGCTCCCTGAAGCAACTAGGGATGTTACTGACATTGAAGAAAAATACAACGAGCTAGAAGGTTCTGAACCTACTTTCTCTGACGATCCACGACATACTATCTTAGAGATGCACGTAGATTTAGACTTGCCGGAACCTTTTGACGATATAGATGGCGTTGCGCTACCTTACGTAGTGACAGTTGATAAATCATCTAGCATCGTCCTGTCTATTCGCCGAAATTGGTACGAAGACGATAGCAAACGTGAGAAACGTATGCACGTCGTACACTACCCGTATTTGCCCGGTATGGGCTTCTACGGCACAGGGCTTATACATACGCTTGGTGGCCTTACAAAGTCTGCCACCTCCATCATGCGCCAACTTATTGACGCAGGTACGCTGTCTAACCTCCCTGCAGGCTTTAAAGCCCGAGGCATGCGTATCACCGGGGACAACACTCCCATCATGCCCGGTGAGTTCCGAGATGTAGATGTACCGGCAGGTACTATTAAGGATGCGATTGTTCCATTACCTTATAAAGAGCCATCAAGCGTACTTTACAGTCTTTTAGGCAACGTCGTAGACGAGGGAAGACGTATTGGAGCTGTAGGTGACATACAAGTGGGTGATATCAACGCCCAAGCTCCTGTAGGCACAACTCTGGCGCTTATGGAGCGTTCTATGCAGGTTATGTCTGGTATTCAGGCTCGCTTACACGCAGCTATGAAACAAGAGCTTCGTATCTTAGCTGGGATCGTACATGACTACATGCCCGCTGAATATGCGTACGAGATGGATGAACCTGCAGACCGTATATCTGACTTTGATGGTCGGGTGGACGTTATTCCGGTATCTGACCCTAACGCAGCTACAATGGCACAGCGCATAATGCAGTACCAAGCAGCCCTACAGTTAGCGCAACAAGCACCTCAAATGTACGACATGGGCAAACTACATCGCCAAATGTTAGAGGTTCTAGGCATCAAGGATGCGGAGGACATCATTAAATTACCAGATGATATTAAACCTGCTGACCCAGTAACGGAGAATATGGCTATTCTTAAACAAGAACCAGTCAAACCTTTCGCTTACCAAGACCACGAAGCGCACATCCAGACACACATGATGGCGATGCAAGACCCTAAGATCATGCAAATTGTGGGACAATCACCGTTCGCAAGCGCAATTCAGTCTGCTATGATGTCCCATATTACAGAACACGTAGCCCTGCAGTACCGTGTGGAGATACAGAAACAGTTGGGTGTAGAACTACCAGACCCAGAGGCACCGCTACCAGAAGATGTAGAACTTCAAGTTTCACGTCTAGCTGCACAAGCCGCAGAGAAGTTGTTCAAGAAAGACCAAGCTGAAGCGTCTGCAGAGAAAGCAGCGGCACAACAAGCCGACCCACTTACTCAAATACAGCAGCGTGAGTTGATGATTAAAGAGACTGAGCTGAAACATAAGATCGAGATGGACAAGCTGAAAGTAAACATCGACGCTATGGCTAAACAAGAGAACGCCCGACTACAACAAGCGCGTATCGACTCTGAGGAAGAGAAAGAGGCGGCACGTATCGGCGTTAAGGTGGCCGAGCTTGAAACAGACCAGAAAGAATCTGCAGCCCGCCTAGCCCTAGATATTGCAGAGAAAGTGAACTTAGATGGCTGATACTGTATTTCACCATGTACTAACCCGACTTGAAGAAAGTCGCACATCTATCGCCGAACATCTCGCAGAGGGCGGCGCTAAAGACCAAGAGACCTACTGGAAGCTAGTAGGGAAGTATGAAGCATTAACTATTATACGTAATGATGTTAAAGATATTGAACAAAGGTATATTGAAGATTAGATATCATACGTGTACATATATGACATAACGTGGAATAATCCATGCAAAGGGCGCTGTGAGCCTTTAATCACTGCAGGAGACGAAGATGTACGCTACCGACAAAGTAGACGACAAGCAACTACTGGCAAAATTGCCCGAACCGAAAGGTTATAAGCTGCTTATCGCAATACCAGAACTTGAAGGCAAGACAGATGGCGGTGTTTATATGCCCGATTCTTTAACCAAAATGGAAGAAACCGCGACCATTATTGGATATGTCATCAGTATAGGTGAAGAAGCCTATACAGATAAAGAGCGGTTCCCGAATGGACCTTGGTGCGAAAAAGGTGATTTTATCATCTTCCGTTCGTATTCAGGTACACGTTTTAAATTACATAACAAAGAGTTCCGTATTATCAACGACGATACTGTTGAAGCGGTAGTCGAAGACCCACGGGGGTACAGTAGAGCATGAGTGAAGAATTAGAAACAGTCGTTGAAGACACAGTAGTAGAGACCGGAGCGTTAGAAGTAGACGTTGAAGGTGAAGATGATTTTGAAGTCGAAATCGCTGACGATACTCCTGAAGAGGACAAAGGTCGCCCGCGTAGGGCAGCTGATGCCGAGGCGGATATCCCAGAAGACGAAGAGCTTGAGAAGCACAGCGACTCGGTACAGAAGCGTATCAAGAAGCTAAAGTTCGAGTATCACGAAGAACGTCGTCGTAAGGAAGAAGCTGAACGCGAACGTGAAGTGGCAGTTCAGTATGCAGAATCGCAGAAGAACGAAGCAGCGCGTCTCCGTAAAAATCTTTCTGAAGGTGAAGGTGTATTGGTTAATGAAGCCAAGGCACGAGTAGCATCAGAACTTAATAGTGCTAAACGCGCCTACAAAGAAGCTTATGAAGCTGGGGACACCGATGCTGTGCTTGAAGCGCAAATGTCATTGTCTAAGCTACAGCTTGAAGCTGATCGTGTAGAAAACTGGAAACCAGCAGAGAGGGTTGTACAAGACCAGTCTCAAGCTCCAGCACCGCAAGCAGCGCCTCGTGTTCCTGTACCAGATCGTAAGGCACAGGAATGGGTAGCTGAGAACGATTGGTTCCAGAAAGACACGGGCATGACAAGGTATGCTATGCTCATACATGAAGAACTATTAGAGACAGGCGTTGATTCTACGTCAGATGTGTACTATAGTAAGATAAACGAGGCCATGCGGTCTCGATACCCAGATCGCTTTGCGGACGTGGAACCAGAGGTTCGACAACCACAACGTAAAGCTGGCTCCGTGGTGGCCCCGGGCGGTAGAAGTACCGCCGCATCACGCAATAAAGTTGTCATCACCTCATCTGAGGCCGCAATCGCCAAGCGCCTTGGATTATCTAATAAAGAATATGCGGCGCAAAAGCTAAAGGATATGCAAAATGGCTGATAGAAAACCACGTACAACCGAAACCCGCGAAGCGGGAGAACGTCGTAAACCTTGGAAGCGCTCGTCAATGCTACCTACCCCCGAACCACGAGACGGACTTTCGTTTCGCTGGATTCGCACATCTACATTGGGTAACGCAGATATGACAAATGTCTCTGGGAGGTTTCGTGATGGCTATGTGCCCGTAAAGGCAGTGGATTATCCTGAGCTACACATCATGTCAGATATTGATTCTCGATTTAAAGACAATATCGAAGTTGGTGGGTTATTGCTTTGCGCTATCCCGACCGAACTAAGAGATGATCGTATTCATGGTCAACTTGAGTCTGCACAAAATCAGGCTGAGGCTGTCGATAGAAACTACATGCGTGAGTCTGACCCGCGGATGCCTATGCTTAAACCTGAGCGTAGTTCGCGGTAACTATAAGGTAAGGGGCAATGAGGCTCTTTACTTCAAAAGTAAATAAATCTGGAGGAAGAGCATCATGGCTACTACAGCTGCTCCCTATGGTCTAAAGCCGGTAAAACGTGCCGACGGAATGGCCTACGCTGGGGCGACATCCCAGTACTTGATCGACCCCGCTGGAGAGGCAACAAACCTCTTTAACGGTCAAGTCGTTCATATCGGTGCTGATGGTTACATCGCACTATCAACTGCAACAGGTGCCGACGGTACTACAAACGCATTACCAACAGGAACAACCTTAACTGGTTCTCTTGGTGTGTTTGTAGGGTGTGAGTACGAGAATGACCTTGGTCAGACTGTATACTCGCAATATTACCCGTCTGGTGCAATAAACGCGAAAGCATTGGTTGTAGACGATCCAAACGTACTATTCCAAGTACAAGCAGATGGCGCTATGGACCAGTCTGATATAGGTGCGAACACTTTCTTCGCAGCTGCTCAGTCTACATCTACTGGCAGAACTGCTACTGGTAACTCTACAAGTGCCGTTGACGCGACAACTAAGACTACCACCGCCGCCTTCCGTATCGTGGCCGCTGTATCACCTATTGGTGATGCGTTTCCTGATCTTTTGGTTAAACTTAACCCCGGCTACAGCAGCATGACTAACGCTGTTGGCTTGTAAGGAGGGATAACACATGGCTATTTCACGCGCACAGGCGCTTAAAGAGCTCTTACCCGGACTTAATGCCTTATTTGGGCTTGAGTACGGCAAATACGAAAACGAACACGCGGACATCTATGAGACAGAAAATTCAGAGCGTAGCTTTGAAGAAGAAGTTAAATTGTCTGGTTTCGGTGCAGCACCAACAAAGGCTGAAGGTTCATCTATTGCGTACGATAATGCGCAAGAGGCGTTCACAGCTCGCTACACACACGAAACTATCGCTATGGGTTTCGCCATCACTGAAGAAGCGATGGAAGATAACTTGTACGATTCTTTGTCCTCACGTTACACAAAAGCTTTAGCTCGCGCTATGGCATACACTAAGCAGGTTAAAGCCGCCTCATTGCTCAACACGGGCTTTGACACTTTCCAGTCTGGTGATGGTGTAACATTGTTCAACACTGCACACCCAACAGTTGGTGGCGGTACAAACTCTAACCGTCCAGCGGTTAGTGCTGACCTTAACGAGACTTCGCTTGAACAAGCGATTATCGACATTGGTGGATACACAGACGAACGTGGCTTACTTATCGCAGCTCGCGCTAGAAAGCTAATCATCCCGTCTGCGTTACAGTTCGTAGCAACTCGTTTGTTGGAAACAACTTTACGTGTAGGTACAGCGGATAACGATATCAATGCAATCAGCTCTAACGGTGCAGTTGCTGAAGGATATGGCGTAAACCATTATCTTACAGACGCTGACGCTTGGTTCCTGACTACAGACATCCCTAATGGTATGAAGCACTTCGTACGTTCTGCGATGGCTACAGGAATGGATGGAGACTTCGACACTGGCAACGTGCGCTACAAAGCGCGTGAGCGTTACAGCTTCGGTGTTTCTGACCCATTAGGTATCTACGGATCACAAGGCGCGTAAGCTCCTAATACTTAAATTTGGAAGGCTCCGCTTCGGTGGGGCTTTCTTTTTGTCTAAAGGTGTTGTATGATCCAGTTAACGGGTACAACATTAGCTTTGTAGACAGGTTTATATACCCACCTGACGTTGCATAGACTACAAGGCGAATCCTTATGCAAAGGGTACTAAAATGGCTTCAACTACATTCTCAGGTCCAGTGACTTCAACTGCTGGATTTATTGGCGACATTGTCGTCCCAACATATACAGTTGCAAATGCACCTTCAGCTTCAGCGGCTGGCGCAGGTACTGTTGTATTTGTTTCAAACGGCGCAGCAGGCGCAGCAATATTAGCTTTCTCTGACGGAACAAACTGGAAGCGTTCTGACACAGGCGGCACAATAGCAGCAGCATAGGGGGTATCTAATGAGTAGATTTGCCCCTCCATCCGAAGAAGAACTAGCAGCCCGAGGAATTGGTACTGTTAAAGTTCGCGCACGAAAAAAAGACGGCACTCTCCAAGCGGATGATCCTTCTACACCTGATGTAAATGAGGCGTGGGAAGAAAAACCTGTTAAGAAACGTGGCCGTCCTGCAAAGAAAAAGGACTAGATTATGGCTGGTCAAGAAGTACGAGCTTATAACTTTGCGGTAGGCGATAGCGCCGCACTTGTAGGCCCATCACGCGGTAGACTGCAGGGGGTTCTAGTGAACGCTGCATCTGCAGCCGCTTTCACTATTCGTAGTGGGTCAGCTACCGGCCCTATTATACTACAGTTAACTTTACCTACTGGTTGGAACGATGTTTATATCCCCAACGATGGTATTTTAGCTGATAACGGTTGTTTTGTTTCTGCCTTTACAGGTTCAGGAAACAAGATGACATTGCTTATAGAGTAACATGGCTGCTAAGAAAAAAGGTACAATGAAAGGTCACACCATAAAAGGTGGTCAAAAACGCCCAACTAAGTCTGGCGCGGGGATGACTAAAAAAGGTGTGGCCAAGTATCGTCGGGATAACCCCGGCTCTAAACTAAAAACAGCCGTTACTGGCAAGGTTAAAAAGGGAAGTGCGGCAGCTAAACGCCGTAAGTCCTATTGCGCACGTTCTGCGGGACAGATGAAACAATTCCCTAAAGCGGCCAAAGACCCTAACAGTAGATTGCGGCAAGCTAGAAAAAGGTGGAAATGTTGATATGATGGGACGTAGTTCTATGGGAAGACAACTTACAGGAAACCGCGTTAAAAAAGCAGTGCCCCGTAAACCTGTAGCGGCTATGGCTAAGGGTGGTAAGGCCAAGAGTCGTGTGAACGAGGCTGGTAATTACACTAAACCTACAATGCGTAAGGCATTATTCAACAAGATTAAGGCTGGTGGTAAAGGTGGTAAACCCGGACAGTGGTCTGCACGTAAAGCTCAGATGCTCGCAAAACAGTATAAAGCTAAAGGTGGGGGCTACAGGAAATGAAGGGTGTAAAGCACTATAAAAAAGATGGGACTCTTTATACAGGAGGTACACACAAGATGCCTAACGGTTCGTTGCACACAGGCAAGACCCACGGCAAAACAAGTGTTAAGTTATCCCACTACAAAGATTTGAGTAAGAAAGCGAAGGCTAAAGCCGATGGCAAAAGCAAAAAGTCAAAAAAGTCTTAGTAAATGGACTAAGCAGAAATGGCGTACAAAGTCTGGTAAGCCATCGACGCAAGGGAAAAAGGCTACAGGTGAGCGGTATCTACCCGCTAAAGCTATAAAAGCTTTGTCATCTAAAGAATACGCTGCTACTACCAAGGCTAAACGAGCGGCTACTAAAAAAGGTAAACAGGTTTCTAAGCAACCTAAAAAGATAGCCAAGAAGACGGCAAAGTATAGAAAGACCTAGATCATGGCAGTTGTTGTACCAGAGCTAAATGAATTATTTGAAGAGGCGTACGAACGTGCGGGACTTGAAATGCGTTCGGGGTATGACTTAAAAACCGCCCGTCGAAGCCTTAATATTATGACGCTAGAGTGGCAGAACCGTGGTTTAAACCTATTTACTATAGAGGCTGGAACTATACCTCTCACTGCAGGTACAGCTACTTATACACTGCCTTCTGATACTATTGACCTGATAGAACATCAACTTCGCACTGATGAAGGCACGACGCAACAACTTGATTCGTATATCCAACGTATGAGTGTTTCTACATATTCACAGCAAGGGAATAAGAACACACAAGGGCGTCCGTCCCAAATATATGTACAGCGTAATGCCACAGACGTGCAAGTTACCCTTTGGCCTGTACCAAATGATGATACTACATACAAGTTAGCTTACTACCGTCTTAAAGGTATAGATGGGCTATCAAGTGGTGTTGGAGGAGCTACTACTTCTATACCACCACGTTTTGTACCCGCTCTTGTGTCTGGTTTAGCGTACTACATCGCTATGAAAAAACCCGAAGTCGCAGAAAGAGTTGGCCCTTTAAAACAAGAGTATGAAGAGCAATTCCGTATGGCTGCAGACCAAGACCAAGACAGGTCTACTCTTCGTATGGTTCCGTTTAGAGGAGCTATGTAATGCCCGGATATGCTAGTGGTAAACACGCATACGGTATATGTGACCGGACTGGGTTTCGCTACAAGCTGGAAGACCTTATATATGAGGTTCAACATGGAGTACGTACAGGGCTACGTGTTGGTAAGGATGTGCTTGATCCTGACCAACCACAGAACTTTCTTGGGGACGTTAATTCGACAGACCCGCAATCTTTACTTAACCCACGCCCAGATGTTAATCCGGGAAGAGGTTTATTTGGTTGGAATCCTATTTGGAACCCGGCTCAATATATGGTAGGCTCTGTAGGAAGCGTTACCATAGCAACAACAGATGGAGACTAATATGCAGACCCCTAGACTTAGACCAAAAAACTTAGGCAAGAAGAAAAAATCTTCGAATAAACCTAAACTTCGCCCAGCAGGTTTGGGTGCTACTAAAGAAGAGATGGACGCAATGGACCGAGGTTTCCGTATTCAAAAGATGGAAGGCCGCGAGAGGGAAGACGTTAAGAAGAAGGCTTACGGTGGCAAAGTCAAGAAGATGGCTCCGGGTGGCAAACTAATGACGGCTTCCGGCGGTCAATGCCGTGGTATGGGAGCTGCTACTCGTGGTGGCGGTTATAAGGCGGGGTAAGTTCTAATGAACTACACAGAGCTGGTTGCAGCGATAAAAGATTATACACAGAATGAGGAGACGAGCTTCGTCTCTAACATTCCTACGTTCGTTAGGCAGTCAGAAGAACGCCTTAACCGATCTATTATGGTACCTGAACTACGTAAAAATGTTACGGGACTTACTTCTAATGGCAGTGTATATTTAGGCCGACCAGATGATTTTCTCTCTGTGTTTTCTTTAGCTGTTATAGATTCGTCTGGGGATTATTCGTTCCTTATAGACAAAGACGTTAACTTTATTCGTGAAGCCTACCCTTCAGCGAGTACTTCTGCATTACCAAAATACTACGCTCAGTTTGACGGAGACTACGAGGGGGAGCAAGGTAACTTTATTCTTGGCCCAACACCTGACGACACCTACACAGTTGAGCTACATTACTACTACGACCCGGCTTCAATCGTTGCTGCAGGGACATCTTGGTATGGCGACAACGCCGAATCCGCTTTGCTTTATGGTTCTTTGATTGAGGCGTACACATACATGAAGGGTGAGGCCGACCTCATCCAACTATACACTACTCGTTACGACGAAGCTCTTGGGCAGCTTACCGGGGTTCAAATACGTAGCTCGACAGACGAGTACAGAGATGGGAGACTTTGATGCAAGTTGAAATGGATTTTGGCTTTGACGCCATAAAAGTACATACCGCTAACAAAGGAGGGCACAGTCCTGATTCTGTAGCGGAAATGTGTGTAGACAAGCTAATGAGTGTGTCTACTTCTGCCCCGCCCGAGATACGAATGCAAGCAGAAGCGTATAAATCGCAGATGTTGCAAATTATCGCGCATTATATTAAAGTAGCGGTTAAGGAAGACCGCGCAACAACGTGCGTAAAACTACAAGAGGCTGGGTTTCCTGACCTCGCAAATCAACTTAGGAGACTTTAAATGGCCTTTTCAGGTAACTTCATGTGTACATCGTTCAAGAAAGAACTTCTTCAAGGTAAACACAACTTCACTGCTTCTTCAGGCAATACATTCAAACTTGCTCTATATACAAATAGCGCATCGTTCAACGCGACTACTACTGCGTATACTTCTGCAAACGAAGTATCTAACTCAGGTTCGTACAGCGCTGGTGGGGGTACACTTACAAACGTGACACCGACATCTTCAGGGACAACAGGGTTAACAGACTTTGCTGACCTTGCGTTTACATCTGCTACGATTACAGCACGGGGCGCGTTAATATATAACGACACTGCCGCAGGTGATCCAACAGTTGCAGTGTTGGACTTCGGTGCAGACAAAACTTCGACTACTGGTACATTTACTATTCAGTTCCCAACAGCGGACGCTTCGAACGCTATTATTCGAATCGCTTAAAAATAAAGGGGTTGCCCTATGGCCTTAATCGTCGCTGATCGCGTACAAGAAACCACTAACTCTACGGGGACTGGGGCTTATACTCTGGGAGGCGCGGTTCCGGGCTTTCAAACATTTTCTTCCGAGGTATCTAACGCTGACACTGTCTATTACTCGGTAACGGATAATGCGGATTTCGAGGTTGGCCTTGGAACTTATGCGTCTAGTGGGGGGACTATTACCCGCACGACGGTATTTACATCGTCTAACTCCAACAACGCTGTTAACTGGGGTATAGGAACAAAGAATATATTCCTGACCTACCCAGCAGATAAGGCTGTAGTTGAGGATGCGAGTAATAATGTAGCCATTGGTAACAACTTAGTTGTGGGCGGCACAGTTGACGGGCGTGATGTAGCCGCTGACGGAACTAAGTTAGACTTTGTTACGGTTACACAAGCGGTCGATCTTGACCAAATGGAAACTGATATTGCCGCACTTGAAAACGGTATGGTCTATAAAGGTGATTGGAACGCAGGTTCAGGTAGTTTCCCCGGTGGTGGCTCTGCTCAAACAGGCTGGTTCTATTACGTTTCAGGGGCGGGTACGGTTAATGGTATATCGTTTGTAGTGGGGGACAACATCGTTGCTACTACAGACAATGCGTCTACTTCTACTTATGCAAATAATTGGTCAAAACACGATCAGACAGACGCCGTACAAGCTGTTGTGGGTTTAACTGGGTCTGTATCAAAAAGCGGACTGTTATCTGCACTAAACGTAGAAGATGGCGCGAACGTAACAGATGCGGCTAACGTAAACCCGCTAGTGGATTCACATGTAAATGTCAGTAGTGCGGGCAGTGGGCAGTATCTTGGTTGGAACGGTAGTGATTACGCTTGGTCAACTGTAGATTTATCCACTAAGTTGAACTTGTCTGGTGGTACTATGTCGGGTGATATAGATGGCAACGGCAACAAGATGCTATTCGCTAACATGTATTCAAACCTAGTTAACTTGCCAAGTGCTACTACTTATCACGGTATGTTTGCTCACGTCCATGCAACAGGAAAAGCCTACTTCGCACACTCTGGTGCATGGGTTCCGTTAGCTAATGAATCAACCACCTTGGCACTATCTGGTGGTGCAATGACAGGTCCGATTACTACCAACAGCACCTTCGATGGTCGAGATGTAGCTACAGACGGCACAAAACTTGATGGCATAGAGTCCGGTGCAGATCAGACAGACACCGCCAACGTTACTGCCGCAGGAGCCTTGATGGATTCTGAAGTAGATGGTGATATTAAGACTTTGTCGTTACCGGCTAATACAACTATCAGTGCATTTGGTAAAACGCTAGTTGACGATGCCGACGCTGCTACAGCTAGATCAACATTAGGTTTAGGCACAGCCGCTACCACTGCAAGCTCCGCATATGCTACAGCGGGACAAGGAACTAAGGCTGACGCTGCTTTACCTAAAGCTGGCGGGGCTATGACAGGTGCTATCACAACTAACTCAACCTTTGACGGACGTGACGTAGCTGCAGACGGCTCTAAGTTAGATGGTATTGAGACCGGAGCTACAGCGGATCAGACAATCACTGCAGGTTCTGGGTTATCAGGCGGCGGCACTGGCAATGTAACACTAAGCCACTCTGACACTTCCTCACAAAGCAGTGTTAACAACTCCGGTGCTACAGTCATCCAAGACGTTACGCTTGATACATATGGGCATGTTACAGGGCTTGGCTCTCACACCCTGACTTTAGCTAACTTAGGCTATACTGGTGCAACAAACGCTAACTATATTACAAACAATAACCAGCTTACTAACGGTTCTGGGTACACAACGTACACCTCTAATCAGGCTACGAACACAAATAGCACGGTAACGTTTACTACGGTTAACGCGGGTACAATTAATACCACTTCAGACGAACGTGCTAAAGACGACATAACGCCGATCACTGATGCTTTGGATAAGGTTCAACAGCTGGGTGGGTATTCATTTACTCTTAAAGCAACTGACGAGAAGTCTTCAGGTGTTATAGCTCAAGAGGTACAAAAAGTTATGCCAGAGCTAGTTCAAGAAGGTGCTGAAGGGCTCCTATCTGTACAGTACGGCAACATGGTTGGTTTGTTAATCGAAGCAATCAAAGAACAACAGGCTCAGATTGACGAGCTAAAACAAAAACTTAACGGCTAATAGTAAAGGAAAACGAAGATGGCTATAAAAGTAAATAATACTACTGTTATTAACGATAGTAGGGCTTTACAGAATATTTCGTCTGTTGATTCAGCTACAGTGACAGCTTTGAACAACGCCGGTGTTGGAGGTTCTTCTTATGCTAATAAAACCGCTAACTATACTGCTTCGGCGGGGGATTTATTGACAGCTAACACCACTGGCGGAGCTTTTACCATAACACTGCCTTCAAATCCTTCGGCGGGCGATTCAGTAGGTATAATAGATGTTAATAGGTCTTGGGTGACCAACAGTTTAACTGTAGCTGCTAGTGGCAAAACGATTACAGACGAGAGAGGAATTACAGCGTCTAATAGTACAGCTTTCAACCAATCTAAAGCGCTTGAATTTATATATAGAGCAGACGGAGCATGGTACTTTAAACAAACTGTCTCGGGCGAGTTCCCCTCACTGTTGTTTATACCTAGTGATTGGACTTCACCAGATGTAACACTAACAGGATCGGGGACATGGAACGCCCCAGCTAGTTGGAGAGAAGAAGACATTATAGTTATGTATCTTACATGCGGGGGTTCCAAAGCGGCGGCCTTTATATACTCAGGACAAAGTTGGCAGCCGGGAGGGACTGGTGGTTCAGCCAGATTCTTTATCGGTAATGTTTCAGATTTTGACGGAGCTGCTTATGTTTGTGGTAGTGGAGCCACTTCGACCAGCTGGAATAGGCAACCTTTACAGAACGATCAAGAAACGAAGATAACGGACAATTTAGGCGTTAATACATACAGCGCATTAGTTACAGGGTCTGAAAGCGTCGGTACATACACTAATATAGGACAGATCGTCTCTACGACAAACTTTACTGCGACCAGCGCTTCAGCGGTACAGGACTCTTATATGTCATATACACAGTCTACAGTTAACCCTATAAACACGGGTACAGTAAGTTTAAGTGTAACGTTCGGTAATAGAGACCACGACAGCTCTGGCCAAAACCCCGGGGTAGTAGGACCTAGTATATTTAGTGGCGGGAATGGTAGAAGTACTGGATTTGGTGAAACATCTGCAGCGGGATCGGTAAGTCTTTATTCTGGAAACGGGGGCGCCAGTTTTGGCGCAAATGGAACTTATCCGGGCGGCGCCGGAGGCGGCCCAACCAGCTACTCTGGAACCACTGGGGGTACTAGCGCCGCAGGTAATATTCGAATTTATAGACAGCCGCAGTAATAGGGAGATAGAAAATGAGCGACTTTGACAATGTTTGGAACCTCACTGAAACAGAGATTAACAATCTTACCGCACAGTTTCGTGTTAATAGAAATAATATGCTGAAAAAAACAGATGCGATTATCATGCCTGATAGAAACCCTGATGAGCGATGGAATCAGTTCCGTCAAAAACTAAGGGATATACCCCAAAACCAACTTAATTTCCTTAATGGCCTAGATGATGATTATTTCACAGAGTGGGAGTGGGAAAAATGGATGCTCCTTGGCGCGGGGATGATGGATTGAAGGTTGCTATAATAGGTAAAGGTACAGCGGGATGTATGACAGCCGCGCACTGCAAAAGATGGATAAATGCGGACGAAATAGAGTGGTACTTTGACCCTTCTATAAAACCGCAGGCTGTAGGCGAAGGGTCAACTTTAAATCTACCTAATAGGCTTAACGATTCTTTAAACTTTTCGCCAAGACATTTTGATTCTGTAGGCGCGACTGTAAAGACAGGTATCTATAAAGAAGGTTGGGGGAGTAAACGAAAGCCTTTTATCCATGACTTCCCGAGCCCTTCAACGGCTTTGCATTTTGATGCAACTCTATTGCAGGGTTTTGTCTATGATAAGTTAAAAGATTCAGTGTCTATAAAAGAAGCTAACGTATCTTCAGATGACATAGATGCAGACTATATTATTGACTGTTCTGGCAGACCTTCCTCTTTTGAAGACTTTGAGATGTCAAAGTATATTCCTGTAAACGCCGTACATGTAACACAGTGTTCTTGGGAATATCCACGGTTTAGTGAGACATTAGCTATCGCAAGACCTTATGGTTGGGTGTTTGGTATACCCCTTAAAAACCGCTGCTCTGTAGGGTATATGTACAATAAAGATATAAATACTTTAGAAGAAGTTAAAGCGGATGTAGAGGTTATATTAAACGAATATAACTTAGTGCCTAATGGGGATACTAACTCATTTAGCTTTTCTAACTATAGGCGTAAGAGTAATTTTAAAGACAATATTGTGTATAACGGCAATGCTTCTTTCTTTTTAGAACCTCTTGAAGCTACTTCGTTCGCTACTGTAGACAATGTTAATACTATGGCGGTTCAAAGATGGTTTGGGAATACTTCTTTAGAGCTATCGAACCTTAGATATCACGCTAATTTAGACGCCTGCGAAAACATTATAATGTTGCACTACGCATCGGGGTCTTCTTTCAAAAGTGACTTTTGGTCCTACGCTAAAGAAAGAGGTATAAAATGTATGGAAAATGCAGACCCTAGCTTGGATTACATGATTAAAAACTCGAAAGAGCCTAGTAGTACAGGTTCGTATTCTGACGTATTTAAACTGCCCCCTGTTATGACCGAACATTTTGAAGCGTTGTATAAAAACTGGTGGGAGGGTTCGTTCTCTCAAAACACTAAAGGACTTGGATTAACATAACATGTTAGGATTTTCCCCATATTCAGCTGCAGCCTTTTCCGATGTAGGTAGTGGGGAACAGCTATTTGTTGCTACAGGCGTTGTTAGTACTGGGGCTGTTGGTACGGTATCAGTTACGGGGAATCAGAGCGGGTTAACTCTTGGCTCAGTGCAAGGTTCTGCAACAATCGGTGGCGTGGCAGTAGACGCTGGCGGAACACCTGTAATCACATCTCCAAACGCTATGGTAAGTGGTCTAGGCACAGTTATAGCTTCTACAGACTTAGAGCTTACACTTACAGGCGTTGCGGCTACTGGGTCGCTGGGCACTGTTACTATAATAAACGCCTCGGTTATTAGCCCTACGGGACTTGCGGGTACTACGAATACCCCTAGTGTTTCTACTATCTCTAACGCTACATTCTCCGTAACCGGTGTAGCTGGAACTATGTCTGTGGGCAGCGCACAAGGCCAAGCAGGTGCAGGTGCGGATGTTACTGGAGTTTTAGCTACAGGTAGTGTAGGCTCTGTAACAACGACGGCCGCAGCATTGGTAACTACTACTGGAGTATCAGCTACAGGAACCGTTGGACAAGCACTTGTATGGGGTAGGATTAAACCTGATCCCGGTACAATATGGACAAGAATAGCAGCGTAAGGATGAACAATGCCTAGTACATACACAGACAACGGTGGCATTGAGCTTCCAGCCAGCGGAGAACAGTCCGCTACATGGGGCAACACCGTAAACGATAACATGAGCATTATAGACCGCTTAACAAACGGTGTCGGTGCTATTACTTTATCTGGTACAACACATACTCTAGCGATTAGTGACGGCGCTCTCTCGGATGGACAGTATAAAACCCTCGTGCTTGGAGGGTCTCCTTCAGGTACCAATACGGTGACTGTATCCCCAAATAACGGACAACATATATACATTGTTAAGAACAATAGCGGCCAAACAGCTGTATTTACTCAAGGTTCTGGGGCAAATGTCAATGTATTAACAGGTACAACTAAGGTTATATACTGTGATGGGGCAGGTGCAGGTGCAGCTGTTGTAGATGTTACGGGCTCTTTGGACCTTGGCGCACTGATAGTAGGAGGCGTAACTGTCACTTCTACGGCGGCAGAACTCAATATACTAGACGGGGTCACTGCAACTGCCGCAGAGTTAAACATAATGGATGGTGTTACAGCTACAGCAGCTGAAATTAACTACGTTGACGGGGTCACATCCAACGTACAAACACAACTTAACACTAAAGCACCCTCTTCAAACCCTACCCTTGGTGGTACTATCACAATAACAGGTGGCACACAAAGCTGGACAGTAACAGCGGCGGGAACAAATTTAACCTTTGCTTATAACGGCACAAATGTTCTTCGTGTAGATAGCTCCGGCAACTTAATAGCATCGGGTGATATAACTACTAATGGAACTATTTCATAACTATCTCGTTGGAGGTTTATAATGCCACTACAAAAACTCCAGTTTCGCCCCGGGATTGTAAGGGATACAACTGATTACACTAACGAAGGCGGTTGGCGTGACGGGGATAAAATCCGTTTTCGTTTGGGTTTCCCCGAAACTATAGGTGGTTGGACTCAGTACACAAACTCAGTTATGCTTGGTATTTGCCGCGACCTGCATGCGTGGACTTCTTTGGCGGGTACAAGGTTTGTTTCAGCGGGTACTAATTTAAAACTATATGTTTTAGACGGCAATAGCCCTGTAGACATTACGCCTATCAGACAAACTACTTCTGCAGGGGATGTTACCTTTGCGGCTACAAATGGCTCTTCTACAATTACTGTTTCAGATGCAAGCAACGCCGTTTTTTTAAATGATTTCGTTACGTTTTCCGGGGCTGCCAGCCTTGGGGGAGCTATAACCGCCGCAGTACTAAACAAAGAGTATCAGGTAACTTCTATTATAAATGCTAATTCCTACACTATTACCGTTTCAGCTACGGCTAATTCTTCAGATACAGGGAATGGTGGGAGTTCCGTAGTAGGTGTTTACCAAATAAACACAGGATTAGAATCTCCCGCTACTGGTAGTGGATGGGGTGCGGGCGTTTGGGGGCGTAGTACATGGAACTCTCCAGCCGACGTAACAATTCCGGGTGCGCAACTTCGTTTATGGTCTATGGACAACTTCGGAGAAGATTTATTAGCAAATGTACGGGGCGGGGGTATTTATTATTGGGATACTTCTACAGGTACTTCTTCCCGTGCTGTAGATATAACTACTTTAAGTGGTAGCAATCAACCTCAAGTTGCTAATATTGTTCTTGTTTCTGAAAGAGATAGACACGTCATTGCATTTGGTTGTGACCCACAAGGTGATCCCGGAAACCTTGACCCTTTAACTATACGTTTTTCTGACCAAGAGAGTTTTACTGATTGGGCGGCAACGTCAACTAACACTGCTGGAGAGCTACGCATTGGTACCGGGTCTGAAATTATAGCTGCAGTACAAACAAAGCAACAAGTTATAATTTTTACAGATCGTTCCGTGTCTTCGATGCAATTTATTGGTGCTCCGTTTACTTTTGGCCTTACTGAAGTCTCCACAAACACGTCTATCGCAGGGCAAAACGCTGCTGTTGCTTTTGGAGATGCAGTGTATTGGATGGGCGATCAAGTATTTTACAAGTATGACGGTAACGTACAACCTATACCATGCCCTATAGAAGAATATGTATTTGAAAACATGAACATTCCACAACGTTCTAAAGTCACTGCTGCAGCCAATAGTAAGTTTAATGAGATATGGTGGTTTTATCCTTCAGCTACTAGCCAAACAAACGATAGCTACGTTGTATTTAACTATGTAGAAAACAGTTGGTATTACGGGACTCTACCCCGCACTGCGTGGTTCGATAATGCTGTTTCTAATTTACCTATCGCTGCTTCACCCGATGGGTACTTATATTTCCAAGAAAACGGTGTAGACGACGGAAGTACCAACCCACCTAGCCCGATAAGTAGCTACATAGAATCTAGTTCTATAGATATGGGTGACGGAGATCAATTTATGTTTATGTCAAGGGTTTTACCAGACCTGACATTCCGAAACTCCACGTCTACTCCACAGGCTACGTTTGAAGTAAGTGCGAGGGACTTCCCCGGAGCCAGCTTCGATCAGACAAATTCTGGTAGCGCAGTACGTACATCAATAGCACCCGTCGAACAGTTTACGGAGCAGTTGTTCTTCCGGTTACGGGGCCGATCTATGGCCTTGAAAGTTTCCTCGAATACTCTTGGAACGCAGTGGAGACTTGGCACACCACGCGCAGATATGCGTACAGATGGGAGGCGGTAATGGCCCAACAAACAACAATACCATTCTTCGCTGATGCTCCTCAAGAGTACACGCAGTCCTACATGGCGCAAGTTACAAGAGCGTTTGCCTTGTATGCACAACAGCAGCAGAACCCCGGTCCGAGTAGGGCTAGTACGCTTAACTTGACCGGACTTTCCGTCTACGCAAACAATGCGGCCGCCGTGTCTGGTGGTCTTGCGGTTAATGATGTATATAAGACCGCAACTGGAGAACTAAGGATAGTAGTATGACTGATAAAACAACACCTGAACGTAAAGATATATCTGTGCCGATCACTGCGCCGAAACCTGCTGGCGGGGGCGTATTCTAGTGGAGATGGCTGCAATTTGGAATATTGGCTTAACCGCAGGGGGCGGTTTTTTGGTGTGGTGGATTAAATCCCACCATGAAGAAGTCAAGCGGGTAACTATCCTACTTAACAGAACTCGAGAAGAACTAGCTAAAGAGTACGTCACTAAGTACGACTCTAACCAAGTGCTTGGTCAAATAATGAGTAAATTTGACAAGATAGAAGAAAAGCTAGACAGACTGGTGGAAAGAAAATGAAACGTTTATTTATAGCGATACTCTTCTTTGTTGCAGGTCTTGCTATAGGTAACGTTGTCCCTGCTAACGAAGACGACACAATTAAGTCGGAAAGCACAGTCACTTCTAGCGGCACGATGGACACTACAATTAATAGTCCACCACCTTCTGCTATATCACCCCAGATTAGCGCAAGTAACTCTGACTTATGTACTGTAGGCGTTGCTGGTGCTGTGCAAACACAAATACTAGGTATATCCGCAGGTAGAACTGTACGGGATATGAACTGTGAAAAGTTAAAGAACGCCAAAACCATGTATGATATGGGTATGAAAGTGGCAGCGGTATCTGTAATGTGCCAAGATTCTCGCGTGTTTGAAGCCATGCTCAACGCGGGGACGCCCTGCCCCAAGGATGGGTTGGTGGGGGATAAAGCTAGGCTAGCATGGGAAATGGAAGCTGTTGAGCAAACTATTCAACGCGAACAGAACAACCCAATGAGAAAGATTTTCAATGAAAACGTTGAAACAAAAACAGGTCTTAGTGTTATTATTAGCACTTTGGCCTTCTTACTCTTCTTGTGACCCCTATAGCTACGGGGCAACAGGGAACGCGGCGTCCACAGCACTGAGCTGGAGCATGGGTTCCGTTTTACCGGATATTCCCGGGATTGATATCAATGGTCTCCTGTATAGATATACCACTGTGAAGAACCCTGAAGATGATATGAAAGTCCACGTTGGCAACAAGAATGTTGATGGCGGTGGCTATATCTTTCGAAAAACAGACGATTGGTCAGGAGTTCCCGGTAACACTATCGTTAGATCATTTCCTTTATCGAATATTCCAGCTCCCCAATGGGGTACGGGTTCGATTGACATTGAAGGGGAAGGTACGGTCGAAGATGCTATGGTTATATATAGCTATAGAATAGACGAATGTTACGACGAACAATCTAACCCTGCATGTCCGGGATATGTCAAACCTATACCTGTAATACCCGTAGTTGAGCTGTATGATGTACTAGAAGATGAAGATGCTATGGCTGCTATAGACGCGGATACAGACTTTCAGTATGATGAAGATGGCAATCTGATACTTTCTGAAGAAGAGGAAGAGGAAGAGAATAGGATTGAAATGGGTTTGACTGCATCTGCCAATGCACTGACCCTGTTTAAGACACAAGGACAAGATGACATTATTATGGCTATTAACCAACAGACTAATATAGCTATGTACTACAATGCGTCTATCAATGGAGGCGTGTATGCTGACGCCCCCGGTCTTGCTGATTCAGAGATAGCTGACAACAAGAAAGCCTTGCGTAATAACTTAGCACAACAGATTCTGCACGAACAAATGGTCGATATGCAGTATAACAAATGAGGTTTAATATGAAATATTCTATTGCGATACTTTCGCTATTCGCGTTTCCTGCATTAGCTAACGTCGAGATCACAGGTAGCGTAGAAGCTAAATGTGTTATTCAAACAACTAAAGCAGGGGCGTACGGCAACCCTATTGCTAGTAAGTTAAGCACTACCCCTGCAGACGGAGGTGTCCTACCTATAATGAGGTATGACGTTTCAATAGCAGATGCTTATATAGCTAGTATAACACACCCAACAGCTTTTAGCTCATCGCCTTCCTTATCTGACACAGTTGCATGGACAGGTAGCACAAGCGTTACACAAACGTCTGTCTCTGGGATGTCAGCCTACGAAGCCGCTAAGACAGTTGTGGGAAACACTACAAACTTCAACTTAACACTAGCAGGATCGACGTGGTTCTCTACTGCTTCTAGTGCTACGTATGGTTCAGCTAAACCCTTACCCGGTGGCAATTACACGGCAGTAGTGCAGGCAAGTTGCATTGCTAAGTAGGATAACCATAGCCTTTTTGGTTTGGGGGACTTGTGCAATTCCGCATGAGATGACCCCCGCATACCCAGAAGTAAAGATGTCTCACGTCAAGGACGTGGTTAAGGTAGAGATGTCTCTCTTTAATTCAAGAGAAGAGATAAGGTATTACCAGATTGATTTGTTTGATTTAAACTGGATGAATATACCTTTTTCTACAACGTATAGGATTATGAAAGTTGAGTACAAAGAGCATAAAGCTTTTGATGTCTACATAAGAAAAAGAGATATGCCCGAAGCTGTATACCTATGCACAACGTCAAAGGTAAGGAAGACTAACCAATCAAGAACTCTTATATCTTCTAGGATATGCTCAAGGTTAGATGGTGAACCTGCATGAGATTAGTATTAGCTCTTTGCTTGTTATCTAGTTCTGCTGTAGCAGACAGTAGCTCTCTTTCTCTTGCGTTGCCGAGCCCTCCGATGAACTATCAATCGGATTCGTTTTCAACAGGTACTACACGGTGCAGTAATGCTGTAGGTGGTGGTGTAAACTTAGAGTATGGCGTAACAGGTGTACTATCAGGGCTAAATACAGTGAGTAGAGGCAAGGACATAGGCGTGTACGCACGTATAGTCATACCCTTGGATAAACCCAAGGCTCGTATTAACTGCGACGACCTTTACCAAATAGAGTTAGCGCAACGTAGGCTAGAGATACAAAAGCTACGAGACGAGCTAGAAGCATTGAAAAACTTACAGAACGCCGGTGGAGAGATGGAGTTTGAGAACTAATGGATACTACCAAGATAGCCGATAACATTGATGGACTCGCAGATCGTGAGTTTAAGACCGGTGGCATGAAGATGTCGTTTGGTTCTATCATGGCTATACTTGCGTTCTTATCTACAGTGGTAGGTGGTCTGTACGGTGGGTTTGTTATGTACCAAAAGATCGAGGAGGTCGCAGGGCTAGACCTAGGTGCGTACCAACAAGCGATGGATGTCATGGATGCAAAAGTCACGGGTATCGCTGATAAGGTAGAAGAATCTGTGGAGTACAGTCGTGATATCAAGAACGGCTTGAAGGATGATATACTACGCATAGAACAACAGACAGATCGTATAGAGGATATGGTGCGTAAATCTGAAGACAAGGTTCGTACTATGATTGATAACGCAGAAGTTCGCTTCGAAAATCAACGAGAACGTGTTAGAGTATCCCAAAGTGGCGATATGAAAGAGTTAGAAGATAAATTAATGGGCAAACTACAGCGGGCATTAGACAACCCCCTTGCAGATTAGGAGATTATTATGACAGAATTTGACAAAGCCGATTTAGATGGTAGCGGTACAATAGACCAAGCCGAATGGGATAAATTAGCATTAGAAGACAAACGTCTTAAAATGGCTGATGAGGATGCTCAAAGAGATGCCCAAAGACAGATGGCATGGTTTGCATTATTCGGCATGTTGTTGTACCCTTTTGCAATAATTATTTGTAACTTGGCTAGTCTCGACGAAGCCATGAAGTCGCTAGCTTCTATCGCTGGTGTGTATTTTGTTTCTGTAGCTGCTATAGTTGCCGCATTTTATGGTAAAGAAGCCTACACAAAAGGGAAGGAAAATAACTAATGATGAGTTTAGTAAGTAATTTGGTAGGGCCTGTCACTGGCCTACTAGACAAAGTTATTGAGGACAAAGATCAAAAGGCCAAGTTAGCCCATGAGATTGCCACAATGTCCGATAACCATGCCCAGCAAGCCTTAATGGGGCAGTTAGAGATAAACAAAGCCGAAGCTGCATCGGGTTCTTTGTTCAAAGGTGGGTGGCGACCATTCATAGGTTGGGTATGTGGCGTTGCTTTTGCCTACCATTTTGTGTTGCAACCTCTTATAGTCTTTGGTGTAACTGCTGCTGGAGTTGACATACCTGCGTTACCAGAGTTTGATATGGGTAGCTTGATGACTGTGATGATGGGAATGTTAGGATTGGGCGGACTCCGCAGCTACGAGAAGAAACAAGGAATTACAAAATGAGTGACTCTTTAAAACTACTGCAAGAGAAATGTGGGGTTACACCCGACGGAGGCTTCGGGCCAAATACAGCCCGTGCTATTGTATCTCACTACGAGTTGTCTCCTGAACATGGGGCGCACTTACTGGGGCAAGCCGCGCACGAAAGCGGCGGCTTTAGACTTTGCCGAGAAAACTTAAACTACGGTTGGGAAGCTCTTATGAGAACTTGGCCTAGCAGGTTTACGGAAGAAGAAGCCAAAGAGTACGAAAGACAGCCTAGTAAGATTGCAGGGAAAGTATACTTACGTAAATCACTTGGAAACCTCACGGAGCAAGATGCTAAAGATTTTATCGGTCGAGGATTTTTACAATTAACCGGTAAGGCAAATTACCGCTCTTTCTCTAGTGATATGGGTTTACCTGATGTAATGACTGACCCCGACCTAGCTGCTACAGACTATGCGTTTGAGACAGCGTTGTGGTTCTTTAAGAAGAACAAACTCTTTGATATCGCCGACGAAGGTGTAACCGAGGATGTAATCAAACGGATTACTAAGCGTGTTAATGGTGGGTATCATGGGTTAGACGACCGTATAGAGCAAACTAATAAGATACATGGGTGGTTAAGCTAGTATGCCTATACGTCCTATAGAACCAAAAGATGTACCTGCGGCTATTGATCTTGGCTATCAGATGCACCAAGAAAGTGTTTATAGGCATTTTAACTACGACCCAGATAAGTGTGGTCGATTAATATATGACTTTATGACTAACCCAGACACACGTTTTGCATACATTGGCACTGCTAATGGCGTACCTAATAGTATTCTTCTTGGGTCTATAGGCGAACATTATTTCGGTACTGACTTGATAGCATCCGACACAGTGTGGTATGTGTCTACACAAAGTAGAGGTTCTCGCGTTGGACTGCAGTTGCTGAGAGCCTTTGAAAAATGGGCTAAAGAGCGTAAAGCCGCAGAGATATACATGGGTGTTTCTAGTGGTTTAAGTGCCGGTAAAACCGGTGCAATGTTACAAAAGTTAGGATATAATGTTGTGGGTGGAAATTATAAGCAACGTGTAGTAGAATAACACAACAAGTTTAAGAAAAAGGGTTTTTACATGTGTGGCGGCGGTGACTTAGGCGGATCAAACAATAAAGATAACGACAAGAAAAAAGGCTCTGGCAACAGTGCTGGAGAAAAGTTAGCCAACGCTATCACTCCGAACGACGGGTTTTCGTATCGAGACGGTGTGTTAACTGCCGATAGGGCTAGGAATACTTATACAGCAGTATCCTCAAACCCTAACGAAGAGCGAGACAGAAATATCCTTGTACGCAATAACGATGACACGGGGTCGTTCTTTGTGCCGAAAAGCGAAACTAAAGCATATAACGATGGCATAGTTAGGGCAGCTGTTATTGGCGGGCTGACTGGTGGACTTGGTGGTGTAGCTCTTGGTATAGGCGGGAACGCTGTAAAAAACGCTTTGTTCTCCGGTGGCGGTGACGGTAACAGGGATAGAAGAAACGTTTCTGCAGCAAATACAAATGTTAATACCGGTATACTGAGCGGGCGTAACGGCAGTACTATACAAGGCGCTACGGGGATTGCTTCAGGCATAGTTCCGGGGGGAATGGGAGACCCAAGTACCTATACTAAAGGCGTACATTACGGTACAACAAACGATGGTGGTTTTAAAGGTATGTTCCAACCCGGAGGCTTTTTTGCAGGTCCGGAGTTTAGCAGTGCTGAAGAACGATCAAAATACATGCTCGAACAAAAACGGAAAGCTGTTGAAGCTGGGCGGTCTATGGCAGATGGCTCTGACAATAATGACGATAGAGTTAGACAAACAGTAGCTACACCTACAGTTGCAGGGCCAGCAGGGCCAGCTATGTCTAATATGAGTGCGGCAGCTGCAGAAGGTGCATTTGAGCCGATTCCAAATCCTGACTACGACCCTAACGATCCGATGTCTCCTAGATTCATAATCAACCCAAGCTATGCACAGTTACTTGAGTACCAACAAAGCCAAGTAACAAAGATGCGCGGCGGTGGGTATCCGGGTCAAATGCTATCAGCAAATGCAGCATTTAAAATGCGACGACCTGCGTATAGCGAGCCTTTAAAGCAGTACGGTAACTACCTAGAGGGTGAATACGGCGATGCTGGCTTTGAGCAAAAGAAGGATAACTTTCTAGAAGAAGTCAACATGAAAGAACGGCAGACATTTAGTAACAGTGGAGTTCTTCCTACTGCTGGTGGCGGACTCTCGAGCATGTTTATGGCACAGCCTAGACCCGATCCTCGTGGACCCAATAACTTCCAAGGTTTCGCAGAACTTCAAAGGAATATCGTCGATCAAGGCACTTTCCCACAGAACATTCTAGGCTCAGTGAGAGGTTTTGCACCGGGTGGTGAGCTTGAAGTAGTCCCACAAGAAGGTATTGCAGCTGTCCCACAAGAAGGTGGTAATGAGAAGACTGATATAGTCGATGCAGTTAGAGCTGTAAAAGGTGATATGTCTAAAGAGGAAGCATCCGTTGCGTTAGGTAAATTCTTAGCTACCTACGGTGAAGAAGCTCTTAAAAACTTAGTTGAGGCAGTACAGTCTGGCGAGCTAGACGATACAATAGAGCGTTTCGCTAATGGTGAAGCTGGTGAAGTCAACGGGCCGGGCGATGGTTCTGGTGTTGACGACAAAGTACCTGCGTCCCTTGAAGGACAGGAAGATGTGTTACTTGCAGATGGAGAATATGTACTCCGTGCAAAAACTGCAAAAGCACTTGAAAAGATGTACGGTGGCGGGTTTCTCGACACTATAAACGAATCCGAAGATAATGCACCGCGTGTTATACGCGAGCTTGCAGCTAGAACAGCGTAAGGAGCTAAATTATGTGTGGTGGCAGTAAAACTGTATACGATCAAACTACTGGGCAGACAACTACTCAGTCAGATTTACCAGATTGGGCGAAGCCTTACTTTGAGCGCAACATAGCCAAAGCAGAGGCAGAGTTTAACAAACCGTATGAGGCCTACACGGGTGATCGCCTAGCGGCAACCGATCCGAATGTAACCGCATCTCGTGATAACATGCTGGGCATAGCCGATACCGGAGTTTCTGGACTTGGAGATGCACAAGACTACGCTGCTGCAGGCATGGATCGTGCTACTGAGCTTGGTAATTACAACGCTGACAACTATTCACAGTTTGGCTACTCTGACCCAGCTATGTTTACTGGTGACAACGTATCTCAGTACATGTCTCCGTATCAACAGCTAGTGACAGACCAGCAAAAAGAAGCAGCGGTCACAGACTTTAATCGTTTACAGGGTGCTAGAGATGCTAAGGCAGTCCAAGCCGGTGCTTTCGGTGGGTCACGACAAGCAGTACAACAAGGTCTAGCGGAAGAACAACTACTAGGTCAGTTGGCTAACATCCAAGCCAAAGGCTCACAGAGTGCATTTGACGCTGCATCGAAACAGTTCGGTGCCGATAGAGCCGCACAGATGACCGCAGAGCAACGACAAGCCGCAGAGCTTGGACGAGTACAAACAGGTCAAGAAGCATCGGATCAATTCGGTGCAGGGCAAGGACTTGCGGCACTTAGAGCCGGTGCTGGTATGGGTACAGAGCTTACTCGTTTGGGTGAGATTGAACGGCAGACACAAATACAGAACGAGCAGTTGCGTGAAGGCGTAGGCCAAGACATACAAGCTGAAGGTCAAGCAGGGCTCGATTTAGACTATGCTAACTTCCTTGAACAGCAAGGCTACACTCGTGAGCAGATTGGTAATATGACGGGTATCTTATCTGGTATGCCTATTGCTGCAACGGGTTCAACGTCAGGAACAAGCACTACGACTACTCCTAGACAACAACCCGGCGCGGCACAGCAAGCGGTTGGTGCAGGTTTAACTGGACTATCTCTATATAAGGCTTTCGCATAATGCTTAATATGATCGACACTCAAGACAAACTAAAGAACTTCTCCGAAGAACAGTTGATAAGAGAAATGCAAATGCCTACGGGTTCTGCGCCTCAGTTCATGGTGTTGAGTGAGATTGAGCGTCGAAAGCGTATGCGATCAGATGCACAGCGACAAGAAGGATTAATGCAACCTACTGTTGCTCAGGAAGCTGTGTCTGCGGCGGGCGTACCACAACAAGGTATTGCACAAGTTGCACAGTCTATGGCTCCTAAAACAGACATGACACAGAATACAGGCGTGTCGAACATGCAAGCATCGAAACTACCCGGACAACCTAATCAACCTCAACGTATGGCTGAGGGTGGCATTATGCGCCTAGCCCCCGGTGGGTTTGTGTCAGGTGATGATATGAGCGCTATTGCAAGATTAAAAGTAAGCAATCCAGCTTTATACGAACAGTACAAAGACAACCCAGAAGAACTTGCTCGGATTGCAGCGTCTTTATCCTCTAGCATGTTAACACAGCTTGGCGAGAGTGAGAGTCAAGGAAGTGGGGGGTATAACGCACAGAACAGTGAAGGTTTTGTTGGTAAGTACCAGTTTGGAGAAGATAGGCTAACAGATTTTCGTGACGCGACAGGTAAAGATTTTACTATGGAGCAGTTTAAAGCTACTCCAGCTCTACAAGAAGAAGTTGTCCAATGGCACCAAAAAGATATTTCGGACTATGCAAGTGGCACAGGCTTGGATGAGTATAAGGGGCAAACAATTAATGGTGTGTTAATTAACGACGACAGCATCATGGCTATGGCTCATTTAGGTGGTAAAAGTGGTATGCGTCAGTTTATAGAATCTGGGGGTGAGTATAACCCAGCGGATTCCAACGGCACGACTTTAAGGGATTATGGCCTAAAGTTCTCTGGGCAGTTGAACCAAACTTCTAAGTTACTTAACGATCCTACGACTAACCCGATAAACCAAACTTCTAACTCTCCGGACGAAGTCGCACAGGCTATACTAGCACAGAAGCAAGGGCTATATGCTCCTGATGCTATTAAGACTACTGAGTTAGATAAATTTTATCCAAACGCTGATCCAAATTTTGTTCCTAAAGCATACCCCGGACAGCAGGTGCAAGGAGGCATGGGCTTAGGTCAAATCTTAGACCCTAACGCCACTTCTATCTATGGTGGGTATGGCCGTGACCCAGAAAATCCCGGCTTTGTAGAAAGAATAGCGGAAGGGGTCGGCCCTTTTCTTGACCGTGCTTCTAAGGGATTCCCTAGATATGAAGGGCAATCTGCTTTTAGTGGGTTCATGCGTGACCCCAACAACCCCAGCGGACTTGACCAGTATTTTATAGACGTGGAAAAAAGAGCGCAAGAGAAGCGCGATCAAACCAACAACAACATCGCTAGGTTTAACGCAGCTGAGAGACAAGGTAACGCTATGGGTGCTGCAGCCGAGGTGTTCGCTCCGCCGACCCCTTATGAAGTTAAGATGCAGGAGAAGAAAGACGACGCCGAAAGAGCTAAACGAATAGCGGATGAAGATGAGGCTATGTCAAAAGTAGGTATTGCGAGTGTTAAAAAGGCTCCGGTTGAAACATCCGATGACAAGTCATTTAAGGCCGGTGCAAGTAAGCTAAATCAAGATCAGTGGTTGGCGCTAGCCCAAGCTGGCCTTACGTTAATGAGTACAGGTGACTTTGGTAAAGCAGGGCAAGCTGGCCTATCTGCATATAAAGACTTAACGTCGATTCAGCTAGCCAAAGCAAAAGCAGGCATGCGCAAACCCGTTACTGGGGCGTACCTTACAGATATGCGAAAGCAGCTAGAGGCGCTAGTAGCAGAACGTGAGTCGCTTAGAGAACCTGAAGAATCGTCGATTCTAGGATTTGGCACGGGGAAAATGGTCGATCCTGATAGAGTAGCTCGTGAAAGAATAAACGACCGAATAGCTGAGTTAGAACAGGCTATAAGACAAGCATACCGTAGTGCTAACATTAACGTTAACCCTACAGGTAGTAAAAACTCTGCATACGATTTGCGAGACAAAGTACAAACTTAAATAGGTTAAATAAATGGGTATTTTCCAATACGTAGACTCCCAAACGGGTAAAGGTTACGACTTTACTATATCCGGAGAAAATCCTTCAGACGTAGAGTTTGCTAAAATAGCGCAGATTCTTCAGCGTGATAGAGAAGAAG